ACTGAACTTCCAAAATCCTTGGATCCTTGCTAAGGTAGCTTTGGGATCGCAATTGGTACGCATAACGTGAACGCGCACGACGATGGCTAAGACGTCCTTGTAGTCTCTCTCATCGTAATTGAGATGTGCGTTTCCTTCCGTAGGTGGATCCCACACGTAGCTTGTCTTGAGTTGGTCCCAGTTGACAACGATAGATTGCTTGTCTGCCTCGATCTTGGCGGACGAGATCTTACGTGCCCCTTTCGGGCCAACGTCCTCATTCTTGAGTACGAGGATGTGGAACTCTGCCCCAACGTTCTTCTCTTTGCCTCCTGGAAACTCGATCCTTAGTCCTAAGGACTCGAAGCGGACGTGGTCTCTCTCTTCGACCGCGTTGAATTCGGTCTCGTTGAGACCTAAGACCGTGTATGCGGTCGTCAATTCCGCAAGGATATTCTTCTTGCTAGTCTCCAGGATAAAACTGTCGCGTAGAACTGAACTTGGAGCCCCAGAAATACCAACGCGATTGCTAAGGGGTATAACCCCGGTTTCTTTAGGGTCCCGAGTAGGAGTGCGACCCCGAGGAACGTACCAGCCACCATGCTTGCCACCACGAGCAGCACCGCGACCACGGTTAGATTGCCCGGGGGCTCTTCCTCGTCCTCGTCTTCCTCCTCGTCCTCTAGATCGCGATCGAGAAACCGAACGTGATTGCCTTCGCGAAGCTGAACGCCCCCTGGATTGGGATCTTCCCGACCGTCCTCGGCGGGTGGTGCTTCGTCCCCGACTGCGTGAGCGCGATCGGGAGCGCGACCTGGACCTTCCACGTTGGACCATGGGTCGAATGTGCCGTATGAAAGTGTCTTCCAATAGACGTCTGGATGCGGACGTTCGTGATTTGGAATCTGAAACCACGCGGTGAACTTGCTGAGGTTTTTGTGCTGAAATTCAGGGGTCTGGGTTTTCCAATCTCTGACGAATGCTCTCTCTCTTGCTGCGTAGATACTCTCTTGAACCTTCGATGTCATAAAGGAAAGTTAAAATAACCTGGCGGCCAGTGAGTTTGGTCGAAACGACCTGGGAGAAACAGAAACAAACGGATCGGCTTTAACACCGACCTCAAGGATTTTCGTCCGAATTTATAGTCATCTTACCCTAAACGGTTGGTGACTAGCCTGTCCCTCTGATTGCTCAGAGGTTGAAGGTGTACATGTCCACCCTCCCGTCGTTTCTCGGGAGTGGTGGTTGGTGAACCTTGCGACGAGCAAAGTGCGTTCTGAACTGTTCTTCAGATACGTGTGATATGCTGTCGATAATGCCGATGCAGGTCTCCACCGTCGCCTGCGATATTCCCATCGCCTCGGAGTTGGCCGCTATCGTCTCGGAAAAGCCTTGATCGCGAATCTCTTTCACCTTCTCCCTCAACGACTTCTGGTACTCGGTGAAGTGCTTGTAATCTCTGAACCGAGTGGCGATTGCCTTGAGTGCGATGCGCGGCACAGACAAGAACATGCCTTTCTTACTGACCGTACAACCTGTGAATTCTCCTCCTTCCGAGGATATGTCCACTTTGAGTTTGAGGTTGGTGTAGGCCCGCATCTTCTTGATGAAGTCGTGATTGGTCTTCAGATCGAATTGGACCTTGAGGTAATCGTCTCCTTTCAGGCCCACGACACGCGGTCCTTTACCGACAATCGAATGATGGCCGATGACCTGCTCAAGAGTCGTGTTGCCGATGAGAGTGTCCGGGAAACCTGACCCCTTCTCGTAGTCGGTGCGACCGTTGCAAACCCCGGAAAAGACGAACCTGCCTGGCCCCCTGATGCGATAATAGTTCTTGATGTACCGCTCCTTGATCCCAGATAGCCTGCGATGCATCATCTCGGCGATCATTGTGCCATGCGTCTGTCCAGCGTCAAATTCTTCTCCGTCTACGATACCGAACTGCACACCGACCGGGAGAGCCTCGATTGCTTTGCTCATCCGAACCCTAAAGCGGTCGACTGGTTCGTGCGAGTCGAAGAAGACGTCATCTTGCAACGACTGCTTAAACAGGAGGTTAACCACTCTCATCGCCGCTCCGTTGACGAGGTTCCAATAGGGACTGGTCGTAGTGATGGTCTGGCCCGTCTTGAAGTTGTTACACTTGCCGTCCTTGTGCGGCTTGTACTGGACCTTATTGGTGACACGTTTGGTGAAGATGTTTGAGAACTTTTTCTTCTCCGCCTCGTGTCTGCCAATGTAGTTCCTGACTCGTGCATCGTTCCAGAACTGATGGATCACCCTGTCAACGTCGAGGATGTCTGTGACCACCGCCTTATGATGGGCTTGGTGGGCTTCACGGACGGACTTCTCGAAGAATTCGTAACCTTCTTTGGACAAACCCTTGGTCGGACGCTTTCCGCAGACTCGTTGAAGCGCCCTAAGCGTCTCGTTGGTGGATCCGACGAATAGGTTCCCGGCGCCGACAACCAGACTCCTCGTTTGGGCTCTCTCCTTCCGAGAGATCTTTCCGCTCTTTGTGCGTGGAAAGAAGGTATTGCCGAAGTTGAGGTTGAAATTGGGTTTGAAGTCCATAGCCGGTTTGCCGATCGCTCCAACGACTGAGGGGTGGTGTAGACCTGTCTTGACCTTCAACGCGTCGGAACCGTCGATCAAATGTGCCAAACGGTAGTTGTCTTTTCCAAGACGTAACTTCGTTTTGTGAATCGGCGGACGGTCGTAGAACTTCTCGACAGCGGGATGATTCGAAATCCATTGTGACCTAGGACAATTCGCGAACATCTGGTACTGAGATGGCACGGGCGTGTTTTCGACTCGTTTGATGCTTCTTGGGGGTGCTCCGGTTCCTGGTTCCTTGTACCGACCTCCAGTCGGATTCGGCTTCCAGTAATGACCATAGTACCTGCCGGTCGAGGCCTCGTCCCAGAAGTTAACAAACCTTATGGAATTGTTGGCTGGATCGTCGATCGCCATCTTAGGGAGAATCTCCTTAGGAACGCGTGAGACGTGGTCTGTGTCGAGAGCAAGAATGAAGTCGAAAGGATTTCCAACAGTTTCGTGGATCTTGTAGACGACGTTCGTATCGTGCTTGTCCCAACAAACCTTCGTCCATGACTTGCATTTGGTGCAATGGACAGCTTCGCGTAGAACGAAAGCCTTGTGTCTCATCAGCCATTGTACGAAGACGTCCGGATCGACTCGGAACTTTCGGCGCAATTTCCCGGCTTCCGTCCATTCCCATTCTCCATCGTCGCGTCGTCTGACCCTTTGCGATTTTTCCAAGATGTTCCACATGACCTCTCGAAGATACGCTGGTTTCAACTCCATCGGTAAGACGTCATAAGTGCACGTCTCGAAGAAAGGCAATGCCCACTGCAGGATTGCGAAATCTGTGATCTCCTGCTGTGCTGGATTCGTCGGGAAGACGATCGTCTTCTTTGGCTCTTCCTTTTCGATGGGATCTACCGGCAACAATTGCTGTGCGGCCAAGATCTCGTTCAACCTCCGATTCGCTGGATCGACGTTGATGACGCTTTCGACTCGTTGC